AAAATGGCTGGAAACCAGTTATTACCGGATAATGGACGAAAGAAAATCTTTTTGTGATTTAGATCATATTGGAGGTATGAGGAAAAAATAGAATTTGTTAAGCAGATTCACAAATTTAATAACTATTTATTAGAAGATGACGAAACGATAATAGAAACAGCAAAACTACTTTTAAATGGCGCGGATAATACGTAAAGTAATACAGAAACGATTAAATGATAATGGAAATGATAAATATATTTTTGATAGTTCATCATCCAAAGAACAAGTAAAAAAGACAAGACAACAACCAGCATTACATAGAAAAGTAGAAAATGTTGTTATTGCTAGAAAAATATCACCAGAATACATTTTAGATGTTAAAACGGTAGTAAGTAAAGGAACTAGATTTCAAAATAGGTTAAACAAATCAGTAGATTCGGATGGTTTAAATACTTTAAAATATAAAAAGAAAGAACCATCAAATTTCAATTTTTTTCCTGATTATATAAAAAAAGAAGTTGTTGATTTTGATGTTGCAATTTGTGTTTCATCATATAATCGTTACATTAAAGTAAGAAATATTTTAAGACAAATATTTGAACAAGAAACAAAATATACATTTAAAATTTTTTTAATGAATGATGGTTCTACTGTTTATAAAAAATTATATGATAAATTACCTGAAATGTTTCCAGAAATTATTTATTTGGAAAATAAAGAAAATGGCGGTAAAATAGAATATTGGAAAACAGTAAGTAATTTATGGTCAAAAGTAGGTGATTATAAAACACACGCGTTATGTCAGGTAGATGATGATTTTGTTTTGTGTGATAACTTTGTTGATAAGATAATGGATGTTTTTTTTGAAATGAAAGAAAAAAATAGTCAATATATGGCATTTCAATATCATATTTATGAATTTGAATCAAAAATATTTTCTAATAAATATAAGAAAAATTTAAAGGATGATAATAATCAATCGTTAGATGGTGGAGTTTTATATGACATTAATTTTATTAGTTCTTTTGATTATTCAATAGGAAAAACTACAATTCAGTCAAAAATGGACGCATCTAGAGTTTGGTTAAATGTTTCAAACAAATTACGTTTTTATGGTGGTAGAGTATATAGATTAAATAAATCATTTGCATTTCATGATGGTAATGAAGATTCTAAATTGAATCCACACGTTCGTAGGTATTTAAAAATGAAAAGTGTAAATTTTGTTAAAAATGGATTATAATAAATATAAAAATAATGGTTGGGGTTTATCTAAACCAGCATTCCAAGAATTATATAAAATAATTACTACTGAACTTAAAAGTGATGATTTAAATATAATAGAATTTGGTTCTGGAAAATCTACCGATTTTTTAGTTGATGTTTCATTAAGTTTAATGAATAAAAAAAACATCAATATTTTATCATTTGATAATGATAAAAAACATATGTATAAACCAAAGAAAACCTATGATTTTTTAGATTTAAAACTTAAAAATCTTTTAGAATGTTCTGATAATCATTATGAAAAGATGTTTAAAGAAAAAAAATATATTAGGTTAGGAATGAATATTAAAAATAGTCAACCATCTACTAGACAAAAAAATTGTTTTTATGATATTAATCAATCAGATTTAAAACACAATTATAATCTAGTTATTTTAGATGGACCAAACGGTAATGGTAGAAACATAGGTTTTTTACATTTGAAAGAGCATTTAATAAACGGTTCTTATGTTTTAATTGATGATTATACTCATTATGATTTTGTGGATAGATTTTTAAGTATATTTGATGCTGTTGAGGTTTTTAAAACCACCAACGGAAGAGAAGATAAGTGGAATAAAGGCGGTGATTTTATTATTTTTAAAATAAAATAACAAAAATGGTAAGTTTTACAGAAGATTTTTTTATGTTGTATTCTTTATTAAAAGAGCGTAAACCATTTTCTTTTAGTAAATATGCTGATGGTGAATATGCTATTTTGATAAATCAAAAAATAACTAATTGTGATAAATGGACTTTTGATCCAAAAATAGACGGAAAATATCAAAAAGAATTATTAAAATCATTTCAATTTGATGAAGACGGATATTATGTAGGCATTTCATGTCCATGTTGTGTTCCAATGGAACATGTTATATGGATGCGTGATAATGTAAAAGTTAAGAAAGAAAATTTAACTTGGGCAAATATTTTTGTTAATGGAAATTACAATAATTTTAAAAAATATTTTATTCCTGAATTTAACAATCATGATGTTATTTTAATAGCAACCGAAAAGGGTAATAGCAGTAAACTACCATTTGATGTTGAAGAATATATAAAAATAACAGGTGCTGCTTGGAAGGATAATTTCGATTTATTAGAAATTTTACCTAAAAAAGATTATAAAAATAAATTGTTTTTATTTTCTGCAGGTCCTTTAGGTAATATGTTGGCAGCAAAAATGTGGAAACATAATAAAAATAATATTTATATGGACATTGGTTCAACTTTAAATCCTTGGCTTGTTGGGAATAATAGAGGCTTTTTAAGGGGAGCACCAACAATTAATAAAATTTGTATATGGTAATAATAAAAACATTATAAAATTAAGAAAAATAATGAAACATAACATAATAAGTGCTATTCTTACTAAAAATGAAGATTGGATTATTGATAAAACATTATATGCATTAAATAATTTTTCCGATAAAATTATTGTATATGATGATGGGAGTACTGATAAGACAGAAGAAATTGCAAGATCATATGATAAGGTTGAATGGTATGTGCGACCACCCCATAACCCACTTTCAATTTTTGAAGCAAAACAAAGATTAGAATTAATTGAAATAATAAAACCACATAATCCAGATTACGTGGTTTTATTGGATGCAGATGAAATTCCAACCCCATCAATTATGGGTTTTTTAAATAATATTGATGAAACAAAAACAGCGTGGAGTGTTCGTATGATAAATCTGTGGGGTGATGAAAATCATTATAGATGCGATAGTGGTAAGAGTGAAGACGGAAAATTTGTAAATTTTGACCCATTTGGAAATCCTAGTTGGAGAAAACATCCATTCATTAAATTTAACTCTAAATTCCCATATACTTATAATATGGCTGTACAGAGAGGTGGAACATCCCCATTCCACCCCGCACCTAAAAATTTGATTGGGGATAAGGTAAAAACAGAAGATTGGTATGTGATACATTATGGTAAAATTTCACCTACTTGGATATGTGGAGAAAAAAATAAGTTCTATGCCCAAGTTGAATCTTTTCGTGGTAATGGAACGGTTAAAGGTACTTTTGAACAAAGAATGAGATGGCATAAAGATGCTATAGCAGAAAATAATATTAAACTTAAACCAATAGATCCTAATTGGGTTTGGAAATAATTTAGTTATGGGAAAAGATATTAAAAATTTTAATGAAGATAAATATACTGATGAATTTATAAAAAGTTTATACACAAAAAAATATCATAAAAATTATTGGGATGTGTTTAGATTAAAAAATTTAAACGCAGCTAAAATAATTCATGAAACATTATTACCAAAATCTGTGGTTGATTTTGGTTGTTCAATTGGTACTTATTTAGAATATTATCAATCTCAAGGATGTAAAATACAGGGTTATGAATATTGTTATGATGAATGTGTTGAGCATATAAAAAAAGTACCTAATCTTATTAACTATATTGAATTTGGTGATGTCTCTAAACCTATTCTTGTCAACGAAAAATTTGAATTGGCTTCGTCAATTGAAGTTGCTGAACATATTATAACATCAAAAAGTGATGTTTTTGTTGATAATTTATGTAAATCATCTTATAAATATGTTTTCTTAACTGCTGCACAAGTTGGACAAGGCGGTACTGGACATATTAATTGTCAACCAAAATCATTTTGGATAAATAAATTTAAAAATAAGGGTTGGTTGCAGAATGAAGGGTTAGAAGATAAAACGAGAGAAATAATGATACCATCAAAAGATACAAAAAGAAATGATTATCCGATTGTATGGCCTTTCGTTTTTAATAATTTAATGGTTTTTGAAAAAACAGAATAAATAAAAAAATATGATATATATTATAGCAGAAATAGGTATTAATCACAATGGAGACATTAATATCGCAAAAAAATTAATTGATGAAGCACACAAAAATGGGTGTGATGCGGTTAAATTTCAAAAAAGAACAATTGATGTTGTTTACACTAAAGAAGAATTAGATAAACATAGAGAAAGTCCTTGGGGTACAACTAATAGGGAACAAAAAGAGGGTTTAGAATTTTCTATTGATCAATATAAAATATTAGAAAAATATGCTAAAAATAAAGGGTTGGATTTTATTGTATCGTGTTGGGATATCCCTAGTATTAAATTGGTTGAGGAAAATCTAAATGTTGACTACCACAAAGTTGCATCTGCATTATTAACAGATAAAGAATTTTTGTTGGAACTAAACAAAACAAATAAACCAGTTATTTTATCAACTGGAATGAGTTCAGAAGATGAAATTCAGAAATCTGTTGATTGTTTAGATAATCTGAAAATTATATTAGCATGTACCAGCACATACCCAACTAAACCAGAGAATATTAATTTATCATACATTAAAGTTTTAAAAGAAGCATATCCCGAACATATTGTTGGTTTTTCAAATCATTATTCGGGCGGCTTGGCTTCATATGGTGCTGTTGCTTTTGGTGCAAAAGTTATTGAATTTCATGTAACGTTAGATAGGACAATGTATGGATCTGATCAAGCAGCGTCAATTCAAAATATTGATGTGGTAACTGAAGGTATTAGAATAATGGAAAAAATGATTGGTGATGGTAAAAAGATTGTGTATGAGGACGAAAAACCAATTATAAATAAATTAAGAAAAAATAATACAATTTAAAAAAAAATGATATGTGCAATTATTCCAGCAAGGGGCGGTTCTAAATCAATACCATTAAAAAATATTGTTGAAGTTAATGGTAGGCCATTAATTTGGTGGGTGTTAGATGCAGCAAATAATTCAATGATTGATAAAATATATGTTTCTACAGACTCTAAAGAAATAAACAATGTTGTAGAATCATTTAAATTATCTAAAGTAAATGTTATTGGTAGAAGTGATGAAACATCAACCGATAACACACCAACAGAATTTGTAATTGATGAATTTATTGGTAAATATGATTTTCAGGATTTAGTGTTGATACAACCAACATCGCCATTATTAAAAAAAGAACACATTAATAATTGTATTAAAAAATATAAAAAAGGTAATTATGATAGTTTGTTGAGTTTGGTAAGACAACATAATTTTCAATGGAAATTGAATAATGATGATTGTTGTGAGCCATTATATGACATAAAAAATAGACCTAGAAGACAAGAATATGGTGGATATTTTATTGAAAACGGTGCTTTTTATATTACAAAAAAAGAAATTTATTTAAAAAACAGGGTAAGGGTTTCTGGTAGGATTGGTTATTATGAATTACCACCATACACATATTATGAGGTAGATGAAATAGATGATATACCAATAATAAATGAATTATTAAAAAAACATAAATGAAGATAATTATTATAGGAAGAGGTAGTAGTTGTTTAAATTGTAATCGTGAATTTGTAGAAACCCATGATTTAATATGTGTAGTTAATAAATTTATATTTCGTGGATATGAAAAGTATGTTGGAAATAAAGCAGATGTTCAGTTTAGAAATCGCAGTACAGCCCCATTTACAAAAAATGAACTTGAGGAACTGGAATTAAAAAAAATTGTATATGTTAATTTAAATGGTTATAATGGGTTACCACCACATTATAATGGACTTGAAATAGTTAAGCCAAACCCACCATTAAAAACAGAAATGTCTAAACAATATAAATTTGACCAATCGTCAGGAATTGTTGCAATATATTATGCATTAAAAGAATATAATGTTACGGAATTAACTTTAGTTGGTTTTGATTTTTATGAAGTTGGTTCTAAACCATATTATTTTAAACCACAAGATGCCGATAATAATTTAAAATATTTATGGAAAGGGGCATATAAAAATAATAAAATAAATCTACCGAGTGGACATAGTAATGAAAAATCAATAGAATTTGTAATAGATACAATTAAAAACAATCCAAACATAAAATTTAATGTTATTACTAATTCATCAAGATTTAAAAACATTAATGAAAAAAACATTAAATTACAATGAAATACATAAAAGAAGTTGGTTATTTTAGAACAGGGACTAATTTTGTTCAATGGTTAATTAATAAAAATTTTTCAGATGTAAAGGTATTAGTTAATCATTTTGGTTATAAACATGGAAACCCCGCTAATTTTTTTAACAATTATGATATTGATTCTAAATTTAATTCGTTTGGTAATAAAACAACATTAGATGCAACCAAATCAATTAAAGGCGTGGAGAGAGAAAATATTTTAAATGATTGGAAAACCGATAAAATTAAATATGTTATTTGTGTTAGAGATATATATTCGTGGTTATATGGTTATGGGAAATATAAAAAGACTGGTTTTAATGAAAAATATATAAATGAATGGAATTGTAAAACAAGAGAACATTATGATTTCTATGTTAAAAACAAAGAAAATTGTGTACTCATAAAACACGATAATTTAGTGTCTGAACCAATTAAAATTTTAGAAAAAATTGAGCAAAAATTTGGTTTGGTTAGAAAAAACGAGGATTATATGGTTTCCAAAAAAAAAGCAAATAAGGGTGGTGGTTTGACTAATGAACCAATAAATATTGATTACTATAAAGAAAAAAAATATATGGAAACTTTTAATGAGAATCAAATAAAAATAGTCAACAAAGTTGTTGATATGGAACTATATAAAAACATTTGGTAATTATGATATTATTAGCGTTTGGAACAAGACCAGAATATTTAAAAATAAAACCACTTATTAAAGAATTTGATAAGGAGAATATTGATTATCAAATACTATTTACTGGTCAACATGTTGATTTATTAAAAGATATTGAAGCAGATCAATCAATTATCATAAAAAATGGTGGTAACAGATTAGACGCTGTTGTTGGTTCGATTATGAATAACATTATTTGGACTGATATTGATTATGTTTTAGTACAGGGAGACACATCTTCGGTATTATCGGTGGCATTGTCTGCGTTTCACCATAAAATACCAGTCATTCATCTCGAAGCAGGATTAAGAACTTATGATAAAGAAAATCCTTATCCAGAAGAAATAAATAGAATGTTAGTGTCAAGAATTGCCGATTATCATCTATGTCCAACAGAATATTCATTAAATAATTTAATAAAAGAACAAACAGATGGTAAATTTAGTGTTGTGGGTAACACCTCATTAGATAATTTACTTGAATGGAAAGAAAAATGTGAATATACAAATGAAGTGTTGATCACAATGCATCGAAGAGAAAATCACGAAATAATGGATGTTTGGTTTAAAACTATTAATAAAATAGCAAAAAATTATCCTGAATTAGATTTTATATTTCCACTACACCCCAATCCAAACGTTAGAAAACATATGGATTTATTAACGGCTAAAAATATTGAACTTATTAATCCATTAGACCATAAAGATTTACTTGAGATATTAGTAAAAACAAGATTAGTTATTACTGATTCTGGTGGTATTCAAGAAGAATCTAGTTTTTTTAATAAGATTTGTTTAACTTGTAGAATAGTAACTGAAAGACCAGAAGCAATCGGACAATCTACATATTTAATTAAAAACCCCTTGCAATTGTCAGAAATATTTAGTAAGTTTGTAAATAACTATGTAATTGATTATGAATCGCCGTTTGGTGATGGTCATGCAGCAGAAAAAATAATTAAAATTTTTAAACTTTGGGAGATTAAATAGTAAATTACTCACCTATATTATGAAAAAAATTGCTAATATTGTATATCGGGAAGAATTGGTTAACCACAAACCACTTCAATATATTAATTATTATATAGAAGATATTCAATTTAGACTCATTGATAATGATTTACCAACACTATATGTTGGATGGTATTTTTTTAAAGAAATACATAAGAATGATCCAATTATTGAAAATGCATCAATACTTGAAAAGAAAATTATAACAAATAAACTATATTGGGAATTTTCATTTAAAGAAAACAAATCTCAACATGTTAATGGGATTGATGATTTTGTTGTAGATTCTATTTCATATTATTTTTCACCTAGATATAATTATATAAATTTAGACCCATTACATTTTTTAATTAAAGACCTTGATGATTTATTTGATGTTTTACCTACTGAAATAGATTCAATCTATAATTATAAAGGGGAAATGATTTATATATTAAAAGACAATAAAATTACAGGTATTGATTTGAATTTATATAGATATTTTGATTTCGATATTTTAGCTTTAAACACAAAATTAACTTCAAGATTAAAAAACAATCTTAATTATCATAATGATCCAAGAGGTGAATTTCTACTCGCCAAAAGTAAAATATATAAGTATTTTGAAAATTTAAAACGTTACATGGTTGTTATTTTAAACTAATTATTTCTAAGTTTTTCAATTATTTATGTTAACAGTTCCAACCCACTCACAGCAAATCTGATATATGAGCATAATGGCCACTTTTGTAAAAACGGATGGTTTTGGTGGAAAAAAATTTAATAATTAGATATTTACTCAAATTATAAGTATTTATAAAAAAAACTTATACGTTATGAAAAATAATAAAAAAGAAAAGGCGATAGAGGATTTTTTAAGTGTTGAAGATAATAAAATAGAAAACACTAAAAAAGAAAAAATTATGGTAGAAAGATCAGGTCTTATTGAAAGAATTGATCGTACCGTTGTTACTAACGATGGTCGTATTTTACTAAGAGAACAGTATTAAACGTTTAACAACCATGTTAAAGAAGAACAAGACTTCGTTGCAGGAACATCTTGAAAGAATAAAACACGTTTCAAAACATAGGTTGGGTGAAGCAAAATATAGTCCTGTATTTGAAATGGATGAAGATGATGAACTTGATATGAAACAAGTTCAACCAGTTACTGCTAATAATACAGGTATATTTGGGGAAGCTGATGATGATGAAATTACTGTAAATGATTTGGATGATCCAACAGGAGCAGAGGGTGCTATTGGTGATGGTGGACCAGAAGGTGGTGCAGAACCACCAGTAGAACAACCCGCAGCAGGTGAAGAAGTTGCTGATGTGCCAGATGCTAACGTTGAGGCAGACCCAATGACTATGGAACCAGCACAACCAAGTGCTACAGAACAAAGAGAAGATATCCAAAATCAACTTATTAAACTTCAATTATCAGCATTGGAACAAATGAACGATAAAATGAAGATGATGGATGTTACTATGGCTGAACTTAAAGGGGTTATGGGTAAATTATCTGCTGAAGTTGAAGAAGTTCGAGAACCTACTAATGTTGAGAAAGTTGCCGCAAGAAAACAAGATTCCCATCCTTATTATTATCGATTAAATGATCTTTGGCAAGGAAATTCATTTCAAGCAAGATTAGATGATGGTAAAACAGGGGAATATGGTATGAAGCAGTTGGAAGATGGGACGTATGTTGCTGATTTTGATAATTTTCCAAAATTAAATGATTTAGATTTAAAAAGATCGTTTTAATGGGACACACAAAAAACAGGTTAGTTGAAATGATGGATAAAGTTGCTGGCACAAAGTTGATTATAACTGAGGAAGCAACAAAGGGAACACGTATTTTAATAAAAAACGTCAGTCCAGAAACAATTGAACTTGGAGAAAAATTACCTTCACCAGACACTGGTGATGCTGCAACTACAATGTCAACACCAAAAGATATTGTGTGGTGGAAACAAGAATTTATTGGCAAATTTGGAGATGAAGGATACGTTGAAAAAGGATTAAAGTTGCCTTGGTCTTGGGAAGTTGTAGGTAATGATGCATATAGTAAGTGGAAAAATGATTATTTAACCACTAAAGGTAATATAATGACTAAACCTATATAAAAAAAGATGAAAATATTTAAAAAACATGGCAGCAAAGGTAAACTCTTTGAAATGATGGAAAGGGTTAACAAGATTAAATTAAATGAATCGTTTGATTCACCAAAAGCTAAAGATGAAAAATATCTTAATAAAGGAGGTGATATTAACGCAATCAATGCTCAACCTAATAAGTTTGATGATGGTTATCGAGAACCTAGAGAAAGAGATATTCAAGTTAAAGACCCATCTTTAGAAAAACTTAAAGGTGATGATGAACCAATTGAAGAAGGTAATTGGTTTACGGATTCATTTAATGATGCGTTCCCTAAAACAACATCATATAGAAGTCAAGCAATGAAAGGTTCTCCTACTGGTATGGGATCAACAAATGATCAAAAAACAGTAAAGGCTAATGATATCAAAGAAAAATATATAAATTTGAAAAGAGAGGTTGGTATAAATCAATTAGCAAAATCATTAGCAAATGAATATAAAAAATTAACAGGATATGATATTGAATCTCAACATAATATCGATCCTCAAATGCAAGACTCATATATGCCAGAAGCAGAAGATAAAGAAGAATTCATTTCTAGTGAAATTGGTAGTGAAACACCAGAAAATGCGGTAGATGTTATGGCTGCTGCTGAAAACGGGTATGATGACAATATTGAGGGTGGTTTGGCTGATGATAAAACACCCGATGAGTTTGATCCTAAACAAATATTATTGGGCATGGAAGTTGAATTAGAACACACAAACGACCCAAGAGAGGCGTTGGAAATTGCTATGGACCACCTTGTAGAAGACCCTGAATATTATGGAAATGGCGAGGTAGACCCTGATAAACAAGCACAATGCAACGCTGAAAAAGATGCGTCTGAAATACAAGATGATGAATTTGAAACGGAAGACGGTGAAGAATCATCAGAAAACATAGAAGATGATGATCTTAGAGTAAATATGAATTGGTTAGAAACTATTAAACCTAAGAAAGTTGAAGATATTGGTATATAATTCATAATTTTTGATTTTTGGTTTTTAATTTAGATAAAGACTGTTATTTGTTAGCAGTCTTTACTTGTTTAAATTAAATGTTTTTTATATATTTGTAATATGATGTTTGATGAATATATTGAAAAGGTATCTAAAGTAGAAAATTCAATAAGAATAAAATTTCCAAAAGAATATAACGAAATTATTGAATTTAATAAAAACTATCCGAACATATCGTGGATGGAAAAGATATATAGATATATTAATAACATTATAGAATTACCTACATGTAAAAATTGTGATAAACCAGTAAATTTTTATAGATTTTCAACAGGATATAGAGATTTTTGTTCAAATAAATGTCATTTAACATCAAAACAAACAAAAGAAAAAAGACAAAAAACAAAGATAGATAAATATGGTGATGAAAATTATAATAATAGAGAAAAATATAAAGAAACTAATCTAAAAAGATATGGTAAAACTCACCCGATGAAAAATAAAATTAATGTTATTAATAGAGAAAATAATAATATTATTAAATATGGTGCGAAATATCCAATAGTAAATAATCATGGTATTGTTCAAAAAATAAAAGAAACTAAAAAAAACAAATACGGTGATGAAAATTATAATAATAGAGAAAAATGTAAAGAAACTAATCTAAAAAGATATGGTGTTGAACATCAAATGTTAAATGTTGGTGTTAAAGAAAAAATAAAAAAAACTAATTTAAAAAAATACGGTGTTGAAAATCCATTTCAATCAAAAGAATTCATTAATAAGTGTATAAACACACAAAATAAAACGTTCAAAGTTAAATGGAGTAAGATTCTAAATATAACACCAAGTGATATAATTAACATTAATTCAGATATTGTTGAAGTTAAAAATTATTGTCCTCATCACAATAAATTTGAAATAACAAAATCATTATTAAGAGATAGGTATAGATATAAAATAGAAAATTATTGTACAATATGTAATCCTGTTTCAGATCAAGTATCAATTAAAGAAAAAGAACTTGTTGATTTTATTAGTTCTTTAAATATTAAATTTATTAAAAAAGATAGGAATGTTTTAAATGGCAAAGAATTAGATATATATTTACCAGATCATAAATTTGCTATCGAATTTAATGGTTTATATTATCATTCCGAACTTTTTAAAGATAAAAATTATCATTATAATAAAACAATTGAATGTGAAAAACAAGGAATCCAATTAATTCATATTTTTGAAGATGAATGGGTTTATAAGTCAGATATTGTTAAATCCATGATAAAAAATAAATTAGGTTTAACTGAAAATAAGATTTTTGCTAGAAAAACCATTGTTAAAGAAATAATTGATAATAAATTAGTTAGAGACTTTTTAGATAAAAATCACATACAAGGATATGTAAAATCTAAATTTAAATTAGGATTATTTCATGAAAATGAAATGGTTTCGTTAATGACGTTTATAAAATCAAGAAAATCAATAGCAATACAAGAGAATTCTTTTGAATTGAATAGATTTTGTAACAAATTAGATACAAATGTAATAGGAGGTGCAAGCAAATTATTTAAATATTTCATTAAGAATTATCAACCTAAAGAAGTTATTAGTTTTGCAGATAGGAGGTATAGTAATGGTGGTTTATATGAAATTTTAGGTTTTGATTTAATAAAAAAAAATCCACCAAGCTATTTTGTTTTTAAACCAAATCAAATGATAAGACATCACAGATTTAATTATAGAAAAGATATCTTAATTAAATATGGGTTCGATTCTAATAAAACAGAATTTGAGATTTTACATGAAATTGGTATGTATAAAATATACGATAGTGGAAATATGAAATTTATATTTACTAATAAGTATTTATAATAAACAATTTAAATTATGGGGTTATTTCGAACTTATTTCTTAAAAAATGATACTTTAATAGAGAATAATGAAACAAATAATTCGCAAAATCCAGTAACAGAGATATCATATGGCACCCCAAATGCTGAAGTAAGTAGGTTCATATTTGATTTGGATTTATCGTCATTAATGGCTAAAATATCTAGTGGTGAAATTAGTTCTTCTCAAATTCAAAGTCATACTTTAATAATTACGAATACAATAACTACAAGACCCGATTTGTTGGGAGGTAAATTTATAAATTATGACAATGTACAAAGAACAGGTGCGTTTAATTTAGAATTGTTTAATGTTGATGAAGATTGGGATGAAGGAAATGGTTATGATTTTGTATATGATGACGATAGATATCCATTAATACCTCATCAAGCAGTTAATTGGTACGATAGAAAAACAAATGTAGCTTGGACTGTTGAAGGAGCAGTTACTAGTGCTACAACAATAATTGCTCAACAAGAATTTCAAAAGGGTAGTGAAAGCATTGAATTAGATATTACTGATTATATTAATTATAGATTAGGAATTTCAGGTGGGACATTTAGTGGAACCACGTTTGGCCTGGGTTTAAAATTTCCTTCTAATTTAGAATCTTTAGTTACTAAATATAGACAAGCGGTTGCTTTTTTTGTAAAAAATACAAATACTTTTTTTGAACCATACGTTGAAACAAGATATAACAACCAAATAGAAGATGATAGAAATTACTTTTATTTAGATAAAGATAACGATCTTTATATATATCCAACACGACCAATTACACCAATTAAGGTAGATATTATTGATTATTTAGGCACTAAAGTACTTACAATAACTGGTGATTCAATTCAAAAAGTAAGAAATGATGCATATAAGGTAAGTATTAACATATCTTCTGATGATTATCCTGATAGTGTTTTATTTTCAGATGTGTGGACAATACAACAAAATAGCATAACTAAGGAAATAAATAATGATTTTTACTTGATTTCATCAAATAATTTTTATAACTTTAACCTATCAAATAGAATAAATTTTGATAATTTCTGGTTTAGATATTATGGAATAAATGAAGCAGAAAAAATTAAACGAGGTTCTAGTAGAAGAATTCAACTTGAAATAAAACAACAATATAGTCAAGATGATAATTTACCGTTAAATTTGGATTATAGATTATATGTTGTACAAGCAGAGGATTATGAAATTGATGTAATACCATACACTCCTGTTGATAGAACATCGCAAGGATATGAGTTCACTTTAGATACTTCATGGTTAATTCCACAAGATTATACATTAGAATTAAGACTTAACGATGGTAATCTTTTTGCAGTAAAAAACCCAGTAAGATTTACTGTATTTTCCTCTGGAAAAGCTAGTTAAAATTTGTTTTTTAAGTATTTATAATAAAAAAACGTTCTTTAAAATTATTATTAATTAATTTTTAATTATACTTGCAAATTAGAAAAAGAATCATTATCTTTGTATTCCTATCTTTGGAAAACAAAGATTTTACAATTATATTATTATTAAACCATTTTAAGAGTTAGTTACGATTATGGAAGAAAACATGACAAATGCCCATGTTGGCTCAAATGCCGAGATGGAAGCAGCAAAGACTATGTATGCTGAGTGGAAAAAAAACAAAGAAACAACCACTAAAACTAAGTCAGTGTCTAAAGAAGACATTTTAAAAAAATATTTTACACCTAGAGATGAAAAAGAGACTTTCAGACCAGTTCATCCTAACATTAATGAACAATATATTAAATTTGCGTTCTTTCACGAAGTTTATTTAAATAAAGCAGAAGGGGAACGAAAAACTAAAACTAAGATATATTGTCCATCACATAATGATCCACAAGTTCAAGCAACTGATGATAATGGTCAATTGGCGTTTACTGAACAAGGAAAGGCAGTTATGGTTGATAAATATTGCCCTATTTGCGAAAAAGCCAAATTAATCTTGAAAAAACAAGATAACGTTAGAGGAAAAGAAATTGCTCAAAAACTCAAAAATAAGCAAGAATTAACTGAAGAGGAAAGAAAAATTAAGGAAAGTAACGATAAACTATATAAACAATCTAAAGCTATCGAAGCTAAAAAGTTTTATATGGTTAAAGGTGTCGATAGAGGAAGAGAAAAAGACGGGCCTAAATTTTGGAGATTCAAACATCGATTTCGTAACGATGGGGATGGAGATAAATTAATCCCTATATTGTTTGGGTGGTCAGAAGCAAACGGTATTCATTTTGCTAATCCAGAAAAGGGTATTGATGTAAATATTAGTATGGGTGAAAATACTATTCCAAACACTAATTATACGTATCCTGTGGTTACGGCAGTAAATACCGATCCTAGAGGTCCATCACCATTGCATCGTGATCCAGATATTGTAAAAGCATGGTTAGCAGATAAAACTACTTGGAGAGACGTTTTCCGTCCTAAAGAGTATAAATTTATGGATGCTGCAACTCTGTTAGATAGAATTGCAAAAGGCACTGATCCTTATTGGGATGAAACCGATAAAAACAATAAAAAATGGGTGTTTCCTGATCCTAGAGATGCAGAATTGGCAATTAAAGTAAATACTAGGTCTATTAATTTTGATGCATCATCATTAAGTAATTTTGAGAGAGCATCAGATATGCCAACTAATGAAAGTGCTGCATATAGTGCTGTTAATAACAGTTATGAACCAAGCATGTATGATGTAGATGAAGATGAAGCATCTTATGATTCAGAAGATGCAGAAAATATTACTCAACAATCAAAAAAAGAATTTAATGAAGTGAAAATTCAAAATCAATCGAAACCAGAAGAAACTAAAGTAAATAATCTTATTGGTAATAAAGATATTGAAAGTTTAGATTTACCTTTTTAAATTCATGATGGACGGAGTGAGGGGGTTAATCACCCCCTTTTTTTTACAAAAATGATTGTAATGCCCACTCATCGCCTTAGCATGGTTGGGCGGTTCACATAAAAATACAGACAGATAAATAAATATGCGATGATAGTTCCTAAAAACGAAAATAGTAGAAAACCTACTAAGAAAAAAACATTTGATTTAGTTCAATTTAAGAAAAAATCAAATTTAGAAGATGTTCCAGATAAACCAGTGGAATGGTTAAAAATGTCTACAGCATTACAAGAGGTTACTGGATTATTAGGATATCCAATAGGGTATGTTGGATTAGCACGTGGATTTTCTAACACTGGAAAATCAACTTCAATATTAGAAGGTATTGTTGCCTCACAAAAACAAGGTAGATTACCAATCATTATAGATTTGGAGAATAATATTGGTAGATATCGACTTCAAAACATGGGTTTTGATTGGAATGGTGATTTCATTAAAATAGATAATGATTTTCTATTAAAAAATTTTGGCAGACTTAAAGACAAATCTAGAAGCGAAGCCTCTATTGAAGATTTGGGGGCGTGTCTTAATTATTTAATAGATGAACAAGAAAAGGGAGAGTTACCTTTTGGAATGGATTTTTTTATTGATTCTATTGGTGTACTTAATTGTGTTGCAACAATTAAAGCAATGGAGAAGGATAGCTCAAACAATAACATGTGGAATGCTCACGCATATGAACAATCATTTAAGGGATTATTAAATGTTAGAATTCCTGCATCAAGAAAGGAAAGCTGTGAATACACAAATTCATTAATATCTGTTCAAAAAATATGGCTTGATAATATGGGTGCTGGTGTTGTGAAACACAAGGGTGGTGAAGCATTTTACTTTGGTTCACGATTGATTTATCATTTTGGTGGTATTAAATCTAATGGTGCAAAAGCAGTGTCTGCAACATCTAAAAAGAAAGAGGTTAATTTTGGTATTGAAGCAAATCTTTCTGTACCTAAAAACCACATTGATGGTCCGTTAGGTGGTATATCTATGGAAGGTAAAATAATTTCAACACCACACGGCTTTATTCGTGCAGATAAAGAAGGTATTGATCAATATAAGAGCGATAAATTGTTATATTTTAGAAAAATATTGGGTGAAGAAATTAATGCAGAAGATATAATGTTAAAATATCATGATATTAGTACTGTTGGGGATGAAAAAGAATTTGGTATGGATGAATTTAATAAATCTATGTCAATGAATTTTGGTGATGGTAATGATATTGTCGATATGGACACAGGAGAAGTTATCGACTGAACGACCCATTAACATAAATTTTCTAAACATATGTAGATGGAATTTAGAACTTTATTAGTAGATTCACCATATTTATTTAAGAGATCACTATATGGTGCTAAAGATCAATATACAACAAATTTTGGTAATTTTGGTGGGGTATATGGATTTCTTACTATGATAAGAAAGTTAATTAAGGAGCATTCAATTAATAAGGTAGTTCTTGTTTGGGATGGTGAAAATAGCGGAAAAGCTAGATATCTGATTGATCATAATTATAAAGCAAATCGTGAAAATAAAGAATGGTATAATAAAATAGAATTAACGGATGCTCAAATAAAACGTGAAGAGGATAAAGAAATTTCGGTTCTTAATCAAAAAATAAGAATTCAAAAATACGCAGAAGAACTTTTTTTTAGACAAATCGAAGTAGATGAAATTGAAGCTGATGATTTAATATCTCAATACTGTATGGATCATCATAATAATGAAGATATTTTGGTATATACAAACGATAGGGATATTGCACAGTTATTAGATTTAAATATTACTATATTATTTGGAAATATAAACACACCGATTACTAGGAATAATTTTTCAATGTTTTTTAAATATCATTATTCAAATGTGTTGACACTAAAAATTTTAACTGGCGATTCTTCTGATAATATCAAAGGGATTTCTGGTTTAGGTGAAAAAACGTTATTAAAACAATTTTCTAACTTAACATTTAAACATGTAACTGTTAATGAAATTTGTAATGAAGTAATAAAGATAAATAAAGTAAGAAAAGAAGAAAAGAAAAAACCTTATAAGGCATTTGTTACATTATTAGAAAATATCGATGTTTTAACTAAAAATTTTAAATTGATTAATTTAAAAAAACCAATGTTAAATGATATTGCTATAGAAGAATTGAAAATATTAGACGAGCCTTTAGATGATAGCGATAGAGGGTCTAGTAATTTATTTAACTTAATGAAAGAGGATGGTTTTTTAGAAGTATATGGTTATGATTTTGTATCATATGTTGAACCATTTTATCCTGTAATTATGAAAGAAAAGGATACGTTAAAAAAATATTTAAAACAAATACGTTAAATTTAGCTATTCTCTTGACTATAATATAAATTTAGATTATATTTGTATTATAGAAATTGTTCAATTTTTTAAACCTTAAAACATATACATAACATGACAGAAAAATTCAATGAGAATATTTTTAAATTCTCTATTTATCAAGGAGATTGTGTTGTTTCGGAACGAATATTTAATGCAAACGATTTTAATCCAGTAATTAGATATTCTGTAGATATTAGATCGATAATTCCTGAAATAATCCAAAAATTGCAAATTACTCTTTCAAAAAGAAATCTCACATTTAATAAGATTGATGAAAAAGCATATGTGGATTATAATTTTTTAAGAGATTATCAAGATGTGTGTTATAATTTTAACTTAAAACCAATTAAGTTAAAAAAACCATATTACATTAGAAAAGAAATTAATGGTAAAGTCATTGAAGGTACTCAATGTAGGTTTGGTTTATATATCAACAATAATCCTATTGTTGAAAGAGATTTTCATGTAGATAAATATAATCCTGCTGTAAGATTTTCTTATGAAATTGTTGAAACAACTAGAGATTTAGTTGATTTTATTGTCCAATATTTGAAAGAAATGGATTCAAAACATATGTGGGATGATTATAAATTAATTAAAACATATAGTTTATACATTAATCAGATTAGAGAATTAACAGATAAGAAAAGAAATTTATTTTTAAATAAAATTGATGATGGCAATTTTATTAGAAAAATAAAAAACGAATATCGAACAATAGAAAGAGAAAACAGGGGAGTACAACAAAAATAAGAAATACATAACATGTCAGAACAAAGTACTACTTTAGGTTATCTTGGGCCTGAATTCCAAGAAAAAGTCTTTTGGCAAATTTTAACAGAACCAGATTTTGGTAATAAAATAATGGATCATCTTGATGTGTCATATTTTGACAATGACAACATGAAGAAATTATTTAAAGTTATCAAAAATTATTCAAATGAATATGGAAAAGCACCTAATTTATCAAATAAAAGTATTTTTCATGCAATTGGTAAGTACCATAATCAATCAGACATTACAGAAGAAGAAATTTTAAAAAATGTTGTCAATAAAATTGATGTTTGGAATAGAGGGGTATTGAATAGACAAATTGATTCTGATGGCGAAGCAATTAGAAAAGAAACAATGTTGTTTATTAAACAACAAGAATATGCAAAATTTGGCTATGCAATAACTCAATTTGTAAGTAGTGGGAAAATCAAAGATAAAGATATAGTATCTACAATTGATGAAATGCATGAAAAAATTGCTGCAATTGGCGATGATGAAGATTATGGCACTGAAATATTTGATAATATGGATGGTGTTTTTAGAAAAGAGTTTAGGGAACCAGTTGCAACAGGTATTAAAGCTATAGATGATGCAACTGGCGGTGGTTTAGGAAAGGGTGAAATGGGTATTATTCTTGCAGCATCAGGTGTTGGTAAAGCACAACCATTAACATCTAAATTATTAACACCTTATGGTTGGATTAAAATGGGTGATGTTAATGTTGGTGATTATGTCATAGGTAGTAATGGATTAGAACAAAAAGTCACCAATATATTTCCACAAGGTATTAGAAAAATATATAAAGTGTTATTTAATGATAATACATATACTTATTGTGATATTGATCATTTATGGTCAGTTAATTCTAGGAAACAAAGAACACAAAAAACAAAAATTAATGGTAAACATTTATCTATTCCAGATAATTCGTTTCAAGTATTAAAAACATCAGAAATGATTGATGATGTTAGGGTTAAAAATGGCATGTTTAATTATAAAATACCTAATTTAGAACCCGTTGAATTTGATGAAAGGGAAGTTAAGATTAATCCTTATGTAATGGGTATGTTGTTAGGTGATGGGTGTATTACAAAAAAGAATCAACCACATATAATTACTTCTGATGATTTTATAGTAAAAAAAGTATCTTCTTTAGATAATTTTATAAATGTTCAAACATACGAAAAGGAGGAAATTTATAAAACAATATATAGAATATCTTTATTAAAAAGAAGAAAATATTTAGAAATTTTAAATTTATATGGCTGCGATTCATCAACTAAATTTATTCCAAATAATTATTTATATAATAATAAAAAAAATAGAGAATCTTTATTACAAGGGTTAATTGATTCTGATGGTACAATTACTACTAATGGTAGGATTATTTATACTACAGTATCTAAAAAACTATGTGATGGTGTTAAGGAACTCGTTTTGTCTTTGGGTGGTAGTTGTAGGATTACTGAAAAACAAAAATTATATAAAAATAAAATGGGGGATAAAATATTAGGTAAATTATCATATAATTTAACAATATCATTTCCCAACAACGGCATTGTGCCGTGTTCTTTACCAAAAAAATTAGAAAGGTTTGTTTATCGTGATAAATATGAATTCAATAAATTCATATCATCAATTGAATATTCACATGAAGAAGAAGCCCAATGTATTGTTGTTGAAAATGACGATTCTTTGTATGTTACTGATGATTATATTTTAACACATAATAGTACAGTATTAACGTTTTTAGCTAATCATGCTGTAGAGATGGATAATAATGTATTGCAGATAATTTTTGAGGATACACCAGACCAAATAAAACGTAAACACTATGTCAAATGGACACCACAAGCAGAATTGCTTACTTTTGATGATGATTTTGAAAATGAAAGAATAAGAAAAGCAGTTGAAAAGAAAAAACAATCAATAAAAGGTAATTTAGTTATTAAAAGATTTCCGCAAGAAGGTATTACAATGCCTAAAATCTATCAATGGATAAAAAAATATGAAAAGAAAAACGGGATTAAATTTAATATTTTATTACTTGATTATCTTGATTGTGTAGAATCACATAAAAAGAGTGGTGATCAAACAATGTCAGAAATTGCGGTGGTTAAGTATTTTGAATCTATGTGTGCCGAATTAAACATTCCATGTTGGACCGCAATTCAATCAAATAGAAGTGGGTTTAATGCAGAATGGATTGATGCTAATCAAATGGGTGGTTCAATAAAAAGAGCACAAAAATCACACTTTTTAATGAGTATTGCTAAAACTGACGAACAAAATAGAGAAGGAAAAGCAAATATAAAAATTATTAAATCGAGGTTTGGACAATCAGGATTACTATTTGAAAATGCTATATTTGATAATAATACAATGGAAATTAAAATTTTCAATAGTTCAAATAGTGGGTTCAAGAAAAGAACTGAATTAGAAAAACCATCAATAGAAAAATTATTGGATAAACAACCAAAAGTTACTGAAATGGAAGATGATTTATCTAATTTTAATATTATAGATTTAATGAAAAACAATAAAGGCATTGAAGAAGAGATCTATGATGATAATTACGAACTTGTTTTAAATAAAGAAGCAGAAACTCAGGAGAGGTTAGAGAAAACCAAGTAGTATTTTTTAATTGTTATTAAAATCCCATTAGTTAATTCTGATGGGATTTTTTTTTATGTTTTATTTTTTTGTCATATTAAATGTATTTATAAATGGGAGTGTAAAACCCATCGGCTATGCCGTGGTTGGGTAATTCACTATGAATATAATAACATTGAAAAGATACTATTAAACAATATTTAATATGCCATTTTTCACTAGGCCAAACTTAGAAGACAGGCAATTTCGGCAAGAATCCACATCATCTTTAACAATGAGTGGTACTACAAATTTCTTTGGAACATTACAATCAAAAGGAGTTGAAATTGATGCAAGTACTGGCGGTACTGTTGGATCAAGTAATTTAGTGCTTGGTCTTAGTGATGGTAAAATACAGTTAGTATTTGTAAGCGGGGGCACAGGTAGTGGCTCTACTGGATTTTATTCTGGGGCATCACCAACAACATGTACTGTTGGTGGTTTAACTGCTGGTTCAGCAATTCTTGGTTGTACATATGACAGCATTATTGAAAGAATATTAGTGCCTGCATTATGTCCTTCTGTTGTTGGTCCTTCAAATAGTTTTACCGTAAATGAATCTGGAACAATAGAGGTTGGTTATCTTTGCGATTTAACTTTTAATGCAATATTTAGTCAAGGTAGTGTTACACCAGCATATTGCGGTGGACCATCAGTTAGAAGTGGTTTGCCTAACACTTATTGCTATTTAGGTTCTGGTAGTTTAAACTGTTCAAAACCATCAACATCATTATCAGATAACATATCATTATTATCATATAAAGTAGTTGAAGGGACTAATGGGTGGTGTGGTAGTGTAAGTTATGATGCAGGGTTAAATGTTTTAAATAGTGTGGGCGGTGTTTATCTTTCGGCATTAGCAGCAGGAAGCACTAGTTTTGTTACTGATACGTTTACTGGTAGATTTTGTAGATTTTATGGGCCGAGTGCTTCAACCCCCGCAACTAGTGCGCAAGTAAGAGCATTATGTGAAGAAGCATTCCAAACATCAAGTATTAATACCTTTTGTTTAAATACTGATAATGTAGAGACTAAATTTGTTGTTGGGCTTCCACCATCAAGAACAATTACGTGTGTAATTGATTTGGATGCATTAAATGTAAACATAACAAGTGAATATGTATGTCAAGGTACAATTACGGTACAAGATGGTGGTGGTGCTGGTGATAACCAAACATATAATTTATATGAAATGAATTTGGGTGCACCATATTCATCTAATCACAGACATTTGATTGAGACTTCATAATTATGAGATATTACGTGTAAAGAAAGAAGATGTGCATATAATTACTATTGAGAATATAAAAATGATGATAAATTAATCACAGCATAACATGGCAAATTTACAATTACCTTTCGGGATAGAAGTATTAAATCAGAAACCTGCTGATGCTAAGTATTTTCTTAGTGGTGAAACGCCATATAATAGTGTTGCAAACGTAAACGCAAACATCCCTAGTGGTATTAGACATATTGGTTTGACTGTTAATATTCTTGGTGATGAATATTGGTATAAAAACGGTATTTTAGATGGTGATTTAATAGATAAAAACACTACTTTTACTGCAACAGCAATAACTGGTGTAACAAATGGATTGACAAAGGTTGGTTCAAATGATGCTGTTCTTGGTGGCATATTAACACAAGCAACTACAACAATAAGTGGCGGTAATAACACTTATTTATTTGGGGTTTCTGCAAGTCCATTAAACATTTATTGTCAATTATCTAATTGTTATGATATAAGTGCTAATGTTTGTGCTTATTTAAAAACAGAAGGAGTTGGTGGTGATTTTGTTATAGATGCTCAAAATCAAGGTGAACTTGTGCTTAAATCTCAAAATGGTGTTGTTTCGGGTGATAATTTTAGTTCGGCAATAGGTTTTGATTTAGATTATGTTAATAATATATTTTCTATAATCGATAATAGATTTGGTTCAAATCAAAAAGGTATTGAGTATAATTCAGATTATGCAACTAATTACACAGATCGTTCATTAGTAGATAAAGCATATGTAGATTCTGTTGCTACTGGTCTTGAAGCTAAAGATGCTGTTTTTCTTGCAACAACAGTTTCGGATGGCAATATAGATTTAACTGGTGGAACGTTTGTTTCTGGTACAACTATAGACAACATGGTTGTTCAAAATGGATGGAGAGTACTTGTTAAAAATCAAACAAATCCAATCGAAAACGGTATTTGGGTTTATTCTGCATCAACATCTGGATTTACTCGTTCAAGTGATTTTGATGGCGCACCTAGCGGTGAAGTTTCAAATGGGGCATTTTCTTTAGTAATGAGCGGGGATACTCTTGCAGGTACTCGTTGGGTTGTAACCACACAAGACCCTATCACTGTGGGGTCTACTGATATTAATTGGTCATTATTGTCTCAACAATTAAATGTTCAAGCAGGAACGGGTATTACAATAAGTATAATAAGTTCTAAGAATACGGTTAGTGTTAAACTTGCAGAAACAGATAGTGCATTATCTTTTAATGGCTCTCTTGGTTTAAGGGTCGATCCTTCAATAGCGGGTTCTGGATTAACTATGACTTCTGGTATTGTTAATGTGAATGTAGATTCGACTGCAATTACTGGTACAGAAGTTCCTGTTCATTTTGGAACCAATAATTGTTTGTATATTGATAGTGATGAAGTTGTGGTTGCGTTAGGCACTCCAATAACTACTGCAAATAATGGGTTAACAAAGGTTGAAGATAATGTTGTATTAGGAGGTACTTTAACTGGTGATACTTGTGTTGATACTGATCTTAATAATTTATATGGATTAACTTTTGGTCAAAGAACAGGAACCATAGGTAAAAATTCATTTGTGTTTGGTGGTGCTCAAGTAAGTAATAACAGTGCAAAAAACGTTGCTTCTGGTAATAATTCATTTGCTTCTGGTTCATATGCATATGCATATGGTAATTATAGTGCAGCATTTGGTAAATATTCAGAAGCAAGCGGAGATAATGTATTTGCTGCTGCTGGTGGTTCAACTAAAGGAACATCATCTTATAGTGCAGCATTAAATGGATTAGTGTGTAATTCATTATCTTCATTTGCAGCAGCACAAGGTAGTGTGTGTGGGTCAGAATGCTCAACAGCATTAGGTGGTACAATATGTGATAATTCTTCAAACTCATTTATTAGTGGAAAACTGGCAATTATATCTCAAAATTCTCCATATTCATTTGTAATGGGTTGTGGCGCAACTGGTTTGAGAAATTTATATGCATCGGGTAATTCAGTAATTAACATTTCTAGAAATAATACTTCCCAAATAGCGGGGCATGGTGCATTAGCAAACTGTTCGTCAATATTTGGCGGTATTAATCATAATATTGCAGTTGGTAATACAAATGCAACAATTATAGGGGGTAATGCAATTAAACTTACAGGTACATCATATATTGATTATACCGCATTAAGTAGTTTAGCAATATTTACTACACCAACAACAGGCGATATGTTTGATGGTGTTTTAGTTTGGAATAGTGTAGATAAAAAAGTAAAACAAGTTTCTATTAGCTCAATTAATAGTATAACAGGTGCAACCAATGGTTTATCTCTGGTTGGGCAAGAAGTTAAACTTGGTGGTACATTAACTGGTACAACAACAATTGATTCTGCAACATTTGGTTTTGGTGTTGGCAACAACGCATCTGCAATTGGTTGTGATTCAATTGCGTTAGGTAGCACCGCATGTGCAACTGGTGCATGTTCAATTGCGTTTGGTCGGATCTCAAAAGCATTCGGTTCTGAATCGATTGCCGCAATGTGGGGTACTGCTGTGGGGTCACAATCATTTGCAATGGGCACAAACTCATGTGCTGCTGGTGGGCGTTCATTTGCGTTTGGTTATAATTCAAGAGCATATGGAGATAATTCATTTGCAATTGGTTCATCAACATTTGCATGTTCTACCAACTCATTTGCGTTTGGTAATAGTGTGACTGCTTTTGGATATTCTGCGACAATATTTAGTGCTTGTGGTCATGTTTGTTCAAATCATGCCTTTGGTGTGGGTTATAATGTTCGTGTAGATGCTGGTAATGATAATACTATTGCATTAGGGTGTGGGGTATGTGTTTCAGGAGATAGTGGATTAGGAGATTATGTAGTTGTTAGTAATTTAGCTATATTTAACACACCTACAGGATCAACCAGTACAAATGTATTAGTTTGGGACGATGTAGATAAGAAAGTAAAAATAAATACAAGTATAAGTGGTGGTACTGGTGCAATTACAGCAAATAATGGTTTAACAAAACTTGGAAACAATATTGTGTTAGGTGGTACTTTAACAGGCGATACATGTATTGATACTGGTGGTTTTGGTATTGTATTTGGGTCTAGTTCAATAGCAACAGGTTCTTATTCTACAGCATTTGGTTATAATACACAAGCAACGGGTTATGGTTCTACTGCATTTGGTAATTCTACCTATGCTATTGGTGATTATTCCATAGCATTTGGTGTAGATACGTTAGTAACGGGTTATGGTTCTACTGCAATTGGTGTATGTACACATGCAAGCGGAAATACTTCACTTGCGTTTGGTTATAATGTCATTAATGGTGGTGATTGTGCAATAGCATTAGGTTATGGAATAACATTAACAAATGATTTATATAGTGGCACAACTGCTGTAAATAAATTAGCAATCTTTAATACTCCTGATGCCGGTTCAACACAAGATTTACTTGTATGGGATTCAACAGATAAAAAGGTTAAGAAAATAACACAAGGTTCTCTTTCTGTTACAGCCACTAACGGTCTAAATGTTAATGGTAATAGCGAAATAGGTCTTGGTGGCACATTAACTGGTGATACTTGTGTTGATTTACAAGGGTTTGGAGTTACTTTTGGTACAGCAGGTGCATGTGCAAGTGGTGGTGCATCTATAGCATTTGGTTGTGGTAGTATTGCAACATTCTCTACATCAACCGCATTTGGTAAAGATACTTGTGCAATAAATGCTTGCGCAACTGCGTTTGGTAGATTAACAACAGCAAGTGGTGTAATATCGACAGCATTTGGTAATGGTACAATTGCAAGTGGTAGCACTTCAACTGCGTTTGGTAGCATAAGTGTTGCGGGTGGTAATCTATCTACAGCCTTTGGTAGTGGAACATGCGCATGTGGTGGTGCATCTACAGCATTTGGTAGTAATACATGTGCAATAGGTAATTATTCTACAGCATTTGGTAGAGGGACAAAAGCATGCGGAACTGACTCAACAGCATTTGGTGAAACATCATGTGCTAATGGTATAACTTCATTAGCAGGAGGATTTTCATCATGTGCAATTGGTAATTGTAGTATTGCTATAGGATATTGTGTTGTTACAAACGCCAATACCTCAGCAATAATTGGTGGTTCATACAATAGTATTTCTGTTAGCAATATTAATGCAGGTATTCTTGCAGGTAGTAATATTAGTTTAACTGGTTCAACATATATAAATCATGGTGTAGTAAGCAATTTAGCAATTTGGACTGCTCCTGGTTCTGGTTCAACAACAACAGATGCTGTTCTTGTATGGAATGCTACAGATAAGAAGGTTAAACAAATTGATGGATCATCATTAGGTGAAAGTAATAACATATATAATTACAGTGGTATAACTAGTAGTGCAATTACCGCAACTACTGATAGCACTTATGTTCTTCTTGTAGATTCTTCAAGTAATGCTGTTACTGTTACTCTTCCTGTGTCTCCATTTGATGGTCAAGCAATTAAGATTAAAGATAAGACAGGTAATGCATTGACAAATAACATTACAGTATTTAGTGCTGACGGTATTGATGGTTCCACCAGTGCTTTGCTTAACACTGATTATGGTGCTCTTGAAGTTATGTGGAGTGGTGATGATAGCGAATGGTATACATTATCTTTCATTAATTAACACCTTAATTGTGAACTACTCACCCATATTTTCTGATGGATGGGTTTTACGCTCCCTTTTATAAAAAAATTATCGGAATTCGAAAGATTTTCCATTTTTTTTGTATTTATATTAAATCATAATTTTTTATAATATGAAACAACATTTATTTTTTATGTCAGGATTTCCAAGAGCAGGTTCGACATTATTGATGAATATTTTAAATCAAAACCCTAAATTACATGGTTCACCAACATCTGGTTTGATTGCGCCTTTATTAGAAGTAAAAAACAATTGGAAAAAAAACGATATTTTTCGTGCATCCGGTGAAGATTATGTTTATCCTAAGATAAGGAACATGATGAAATGGATGTTGATGGGTTATTATTATGATCAAATAGAAAACGGGATAATTCCAATAGATAAAAATCGCATGTGGCACGGTCATGTTGATATGTTGGATAATTTGTTTGATACAAAAGTTAAACTAATATTTTTAATAAGAAATGTTGTTGATTGTTGTATATCAATGGAAATGATGAACAGAAAGGGTTCATTAATAAATCATGGTGATAATGGTAATTTTATAAATGAACAAACTACAGTAGGAAGAGCACAAAATTTTTTAAAAGATGACGGTATTTTTGGTTTACCTATTTTATATTTAAGGGAATTAATGTATAGGGGAGATACTGATAGATTAATAGTTGTACCGTATAATGATTTATTATTGTATCCAGATAAAATGTTAGAAAAAATACATAATGATTTAGAATTACCTCCATTTAAATATGATTTTAACAATATAAAACAAACGATAATCGAATATGATTTTGAACATGGATTTGCTCCAAATACACTACATAAAATTAAAGAAGGTAAATTAACTTCACCGCAACCAAGAAAAGAGGGTATATTTAATGAAGCTGATATTAATCAGTTGGAACAAAATTATAAGGATATTACTCAATTTATAAAGTCGCATTCACAATAAATTTTAATAATTTAGAGTTGGTTTGATTGATTTGTTTATAAATAAAGTATTTATAAACAAATACTGATAAAAACAATGGGATTTGAAACTAAACCTAAATTAAGTAATGCAAAATTTGAACAAATTGCAAACAATACACTTACCTTATCTGGTTGTACTCAGATTCATGGTCAATTAGAAATTGAAAATGGTGGTACCCTTCGTATTGATGATGGAAATCAACAAGATGGTTATGTTTTAACTTCTGATGTAACTGGTGGCACTTCTTGGCAAGAAGCACCGGTTACAAGTGCGTCTAATGGTTTAACAAAAAACGGTAATAACATTGTATTGGGTGGCACATTAACAGGAAATACTTGTATAAATGCAGGTGGTTTTGGTTTAGTAATTGGTACTAATGCTACAGCATCTAATAAATCATTAATATTAGGGGCTGGGTATACATCATCAGTAGATATTATTGCAAACGGTACTGGCTCTCTTGTTCTTGGGGGCACATATGGTGGTGGTGGATCAGCAAGAATTTGCTCAACATCATATGGTTCTGTTGCTATGGGTTTTGCTATTGGAACAAATGCGCTGTTAACGTCTTCTGGTTGTGGCACATTATCGATGGGAGCACCTTTATTTAATAGTAGTATATGTTCAATAGGAAGCGGTTCTATTGCAATGGGTTCGTCGGATAATAATTCAATTATAAGCGCAAATGGTAATGGTTCTATTGCAGCAGGTTTAGTAAAAAATACAAGTTGTATTATTTCTTGTGGTGATGGTTCCTTTGCAATGGGATATGGTGATGGAGCATCGAATATTGCTTGTAATACTTCATTTGTGTTTGGTAGTGGGGTATGCGCAATTGGTTCAATGTCAAGTGGTTTTGGTAGTAATATTAATAATGCAGCTAATTGTGCAATAGCATTAGGTTATGGAATAACATTAGACAATAATACATATAGTGGTACAACTGCTGTAAATAAATTAGTTATTTATAATGCTCCAACAATAAACAATACTTCTGATCAAGTTTTAGTACGTAATACAACTACTGGCATAATAGATTATGTAAGTAAAGCATCATTAGGCGGTTCAGGAAGTACAGTTACTGCAAATAACGGTTTGACAAAAATTGGTAATAACATTGTATTAGGTGGTACTTTAACTGGTGATACTAATATTAATACTGGTGGATTTGGTTTAGGTATTGGACAAACAGTAAGTGCTAGTAATAATTCATTTGCTGGGGGTAGTGGAGTGACAGGGATTTGCGAAATTAGTTTTTCTTTTGGAAAATGCATATCAAATAATGGCGAGTGTGTTTCAATAGTAATGGGCCATAATTTGGGTGTTGTTAATTGTTATAATACAAATATTTCACATGGTGGCGCAAATAGTGTTATTGTTAGTGGTAATCGTTCAATAGGAATAACAAATAGCGTATCAGCACCATCAGGACCATCAGGGTGTTTAACATCCATTTTTGGTGGTTTTGATAATGTTATTAATGGCGTTGGTTATAACGTAACTTTAATAGGTACTTGTGGTGTTACAATAGATACTGCTTCACATAATAATTATGGGGTAGTACAAAATTTAGCTATTTGGGATACACCTACTGCATCAACATGCACAACAGCATTAGTTTGGGATAATGTAGATAGAAAAGTAAAAATAAATTCATCTATTGGGGGTTCAGGAAGTACAGTTACAGCAAATAATGGTTTAACAAAACTTGGAAACAATATTGTGTTAGGTGGTACTTTAACAGGCAATACATGTATTGATACTGGTGGTTTTGGTATTGTATTTGGGTCTAGTTCAATAGCAACAGGTTCTTATTCTACAGCATTTGGTTGTAATACACAAGCAACAGGTTCTTATTCTACGGCTTTTGGTGTTGGTACAATAGCGAGTGGCGATACTTCATTTGCGTTTGGTAGTGGTGCAACTGCGAATGGAGATAATTCTTTTGCAATGGGCAATAATGTTACTACAGAAGGTGGTGGTGCATTTATTTTTTCAAGTGGTTGTGGTTGGGTTTGTTCAATGCATGGTATTGCAATGGGTTATCAAAACTGTATTAATGCCGGCAACAACGATGCAATTGTTTTAGGTTGCAAAATTAAAGTAACTGGCACTTCACACGGTAATAATACAATTATTAATAATTTGTCAATATGGGAATCCCCAACCACATCTTCATGTGTTTCTGCTCTTGTATGGGACGGTGCTGATAAGAAAGTTAAAATAAACTCATCATTTGGCAGCGGTACTGGTGCAACTGCTGCAAATAACGGTGTTGTATTAAATGGAAACACAGTAAGTTTAGGTGGTTCATTAACTGGTAATACTAATATTGATAATAACGGATATAGTTTTACAATAGGTAGTGGAAATACTGTAACAGGAAACGATTCCTTTAGTTTTGGTATAGATACCACAGTAACTGGTAAATCTGCATTTGCAATAGGTCGTTGTTCACAAGCATTAGGTGATTATTCGTTTGCTGGTGGTATATGTGGTGGTGTTAGTTTACAATCAAGAGCAGAAGGTACTGGGTCATTTGCGTTTGGTAGACGAGCATGTGCTGGTGGCGCATATTCTGTTGCAATAGGTCAAAATGTTCAAGCAATAGGTAATTCAAGTGCAGCTTTCAATTCAGGAATAAGTTGTAATACAACTGCTTTTGCTGCAAATATTGCGTTGGCAAGTGGTGTAACATCAGCAGCATTTGGTGATTCAAATGCATACGGCCAATATAGTTTTGCAATTGGTGATGAAAGTTGTGCAGTTGGGTTAACTTCATTTGCATCAGGTAGATGTACGCGTGCTTGTGGTGATACTTCATTCAGTGGTGGTAAGGGAAATCCTCTTGGAAATAAACATATTCTTGCAGCAGGGTATACTTCATTTGTTTTTTCTCAAAATGATTCTTTGCAAACTGCTGGTCATGGCGCATTAGCAGATAATTCAGTAATATTAGGAGGCATTAACCACAACATTGAGGTTGGTAATACTGGTGCAACAATCATTGGTGGTAATACTATTAAATTAACAGGTACATCATATATTGATACTACAGCAGTTGCTAATTTGGCATTAATGAGTCTTCCTGTAAACAACGTATTATCTGATCAAGTATTAGTTAGAAATACAACTACAGGAATAATTGATTATGTATCAAAAGCAAGTTTAGGTGGATCGGGAAGTACTACACTTACTGCAAATAATGGTTTGACAAAACTTGGAGATAATATTGTATTAGGAGGTACATTAACTGGTAATACTGAAATAGATACTCTTGGTTATAGTTTTGCTATTGGTAATGGTACTAATTCAGCAATTGGTATTAATTCATTTGCATTAGGTTTTAATAACAATGCAACAGGCACATCTGCGATTGCGTTAGGTGCATCTTCATTGGCGTTTGGAACATATTCATTTGCAGCAGGTGGTGGTGGTCAAGCACATTCAATATTTAGTGTTGGTATTCAAGGTAGAGCATATGGTTTGCGTTCTGTAGCAATTGGTACTGGAAGTAGAGCACATGGTGATGGTTCTGCAGCAATTGGTTGTTTAGCAGAAGCACGCGGTGAATTATCTTTTGCATCACCATTAGCTAGAGCATATGGAGCATGTTCAGCAGCATTTGGAGCATTAGCTAGATCATGTTCTACATCAAGTATGGCGTTTGGTCAATTATCTAGAATTTGTTCAGGTGCAACACATTCTTCAATTTTAGGCGGTATTCGAAATTGCATTATTGATAGTACATGTGCTACAATTATTGGTGGTAAAGATATAAATGTTAATAATACAACATATAATTATGATTCACATGTAATTGTACCAAGATTAGCAATTTGGAGTACACCTACAGGATCAACCAGTACAAATGTATTAGTTTGGGACGATGTAGATAAGAAAGTAAAAATAAATACAAGTATAAGTGGTGGTACTGGAAGTACGGGAAGTAATGTTTCAAAAATAAGAATTGTTACTGGAAATACAACCATCACATCAAATGATGAAATTATTATCGTTAAAGATTCTGGTGGTACTCCAACAATATCACTTCCATCATCACCAATTTCATC